TGCCAAATCTCCATCTTGCAAATCAAAATTCTCTAAATAAAAATTATCCATGTATTAACCTCTTACATTGGTCCTGCTGGTGATGCTACCGCACCTTGGGTATTTACTTGTTCAGGTCGTGGTTGGTTAGGAGAACCGCCGCCGCCACTCAATGCCTGTAAAACACCATCATAAAGCTCTATGACTTGCATCAATTGTTGCAAAATCTCTTGTGGAGCTCCGGCTTCTTGTAAAGCCTGTCCCATCGTCTGCAATCCCATCATGATGTCGGTTGGCAATGATTGACCACTATCGCCCTGCTGTGGTTGACCTTGTTGCATTCCGTCTGGCATATTATGCTCCTTGTTGTTGAGCCGCTTGAGCCGCAGCTTGTTGCCTTTCAGCTAATCGCTGTAATATCTTTTCCTTGTTAGGAACGTCTAACCTATTTAATACTTCTTCTTCATCGATGATGCCGCGATCAAAAAGAGCGAGAGATTTGCGCTCGATGTCGGCAATTTCAAACGGTAAAGAAGAACCAGATTTGATTTTTATGTCGAAATCGCCTTTCAGAATCAATCGTTTTTCTGGTTTAACTGTTTGATTCTTTTCGTCATCCTCTTCAGTATCTTGAAAAACCGCTACTCGAACCATTTTATTTTGCTCGTCTGCCTGTTGATCGATGCGAAATTTGCGATATGTAGTCGAACCGTCCTGGTTCGTAATTCGAAATATTTGAGGAACCGAATAGAATTCAAACACTCGATTCATATAAAGCTGGCCTAGTTTAACCAAGAACATGTCCATGTTGCGTTGTTTTTGCCTTACACGAGTACGTTGGATTTGTATCAGCTGTTCAATGGCTGACGCCGCAGTAACGCCGCCTGGGGCTTCTCCCGACTGTAGATCGCTGATACCAGCAATCTTGTTGAACCAGCTTTCTAAACGGTCGATTACTTGCATAATAGCAGGATTCATGCCTACGCCTTGAACCTGCTTTAACTCCGTTCCTGGGTTTTTAACCATGACAGATCCAGGCACGTTGGTAAAACCACTATCGAGATCAATACCCGTGTTGCTATCAGCAACCCAAATCGGGTTGCCAGTCAACGCCCATGCGTCAAGTGTGAAATTTAACATCTTATTGAAAACCTGCTGTGGCGATTTTAGCTGTTCGACTTCGCTCACACCATAAAACTCTCTTGGCAAGATATAATTGTTAAATTTGCAGAACGGAATTTTATTATCCTCGTAAGGCAAATCATCGTCTTGCAGTATCATTCCATTCGCTATGACAACATGACGGCCGTTAGGATATTTGCGTTTAATTCTATATTTCGTCGTGACCTCGCCACCTTCACCTTCATCTTCATATTTTTCTTCGATCGTGTCTTTTGGCTTAAGGAAAAATTCCAAAACAAACGTCTTTTTTGTGTTGGAATCGTCCCACATATGCCCATAAACCCCTTCGGGTAGCTGACGATCGCTATTGAAATGAGTGTATTCGAAATCTTTTAAATCCGTCCGTTCGCGTCTGATGAAATCTTCAACATCAGCCTTTATCTGATCGGCTTTATCTGGAAACCTGCGTTTCAAACGCTGCGTGCAAATAGGCTTTGCATAAATAAGCCCTTCTGATTCACTGTCGTTAATATCGTTTGCATTTAGATCAGGATAAATATAAAAAACGTCTTCCGACTTGAACGAAGCTGATCCTACCCCATAATTCATAGTCGGGTCATAATTCATGGATCCAAATGAAGTCCCGTAGATCCACCCATCATAAAGCACTTCCAAAAGAACATTCAACCATCCGTTTTTCTCCCAATCGGCTTCACTCACACTCTCAAGAACATCAGCAAATTCACGATCAGATGGCTCTCTTGGCAAAAATTCAAATTTAGGCCGAACATCGGTTTGTAATGGTATTTGGCTCTGTATTGTCTGCCAAATAAAATTGATGATTTCTGAATTTCTCCAAAACGGTCGTTTAGTTGGCCATTGAACACCGCGAAACATTTTGTAATAGGTCATCCAATTCTTGTCATAACGACCGCGTTCTTTTTTATATTGTGTAAACATATTAAGAAGCTTTTTAACCTCTTGACGCTCCTCATCAGAAATATCTGGGTTATTCGAAACTTCTTGGTCTATATCTGTATAGCTGTTCAACGTTTCAAGAGTCATATTTGCCCCTTACAATTCTATCAGTAGTCACGTCATCGTAATAACGCTCTGTTTCTTTCTGCTTTTCAGCCTGCTTTTCATCATGCCACTTATTCATATCGGTGTTACCAACTTCTTCCCAACCGTTGGCCTTCGCTAGAGCTCTTCGGTGTTTGGAATTTTTTATGACGCAACCAAAAACAGGATCGAATGCAGCGTCTTCAACTCCTTGACCGTAAAAATTAGAACGGCCTATTTTACGATCCATCTGTTCTCCACAATGGATACAGTATTCAGACTTGTCAATATCACGTAAAGATTTACTGATATCGATTTTATGACCACATTTACATTCGTAAGGATAGTTCACTCGTACTCCTCTAGCCACGATGGTTTCTTTTTAAGAAGCTTTTTGGTGTCACGATCAATGGGCTCGTATGCCGTATTGGCTTGTATCTGATTATTATTAATAATAGCACGTTTTATTTCTTTGCCAACATTAAAATGTCGAATGGAAATATAGCGCTCGGTGTCCATGCAATTATGAACTAATATGTTGTTGGCATAAAATTCAGGTTTTTCATCTATTTTCAAATCATAAACTCTTCTTGCTTTTTTTAATGAGATATTTTCTACAGCCATTAGAACAGGTTCTAATTTTAGAATACTTGTTGGTTTTAAAATATTTAAAACATATGCAACATTCCCTGCTCTCGTCATCAATACCAGAAGCCCTTCTCCATGCAGATTTACATTTGTTGGAACAAAATTTATCAACGTTCGTAATATTCGATGTAATGAATTTTTTTTCACAGTATTTGCATTTTTTTTCCTTAAAAATCCTATTTTTGTTAACTTCGATAGCATGCTGACGGTGCCATTCTCTTCCTTCTTTTGATTTATGCCAAACCTTCGTAAGATCTCTAATTTTGTCCATATGATCTTTTCTAGCTCTTCTTTGTGCTTTTGTTTTTTTCTTTTCGTGAATAACTGAATGTTCTTTTGGCGATAAAAGCTGCAAATTTTCAATTCTATTATCAGAAAAATCACTGTTGATATGATGAACGTGAAAACCTTTTGGAATATCTCCTTTATGAAATTTCCAAATCTCCCTATGCAAGTATTTGTTTCCACGTTTAAAATAATTTCGATCATTTTGATTTTTGCTTTGTGTATAACGTCTAAAAGCCTTGCCATTCCAAATAGTTGTATCAATGTGCATGATGATTCCTCTATTACATATAGTACATCACCATACCTTACACCATCGGCACGCATAAAACTATTATTGCAAAAGACTAGATGGTCTTTAGTGCATTCTAAAGAATTTTTATCGTTGGCATGAAAAACCAAGGTATCTTTATTTTCAGCAGTTAAACCAGAAAAAAGAACTTTTTTAAATCCTTCTCTAGTCAAAACCTTATCTGCTAAAGTCACATCTTCAATCTTTTTAATTCCGGATAATGTCCTTATTGATGTCCCTTCAGCAATACAATGATTGTTTTGATCAACTGGCAATCGATCCTTGTTATCCTGATCAGGTTTCAAATCTTTCGGTTCAGGATAATGATATTGCTCATATTCATCCAAAGTGTGCGGTGACGTGTTTTTAAAAATTCTATAATTATCTGATTTAATAAGCTCATAATGCCTATCTATACCCATGTTAATATCATTTTGAGCCGCGACAGCAGGCATTCCTGCAGCGCAAAATTCTGAGATGTAATCCGGCCTGGAGGGATCACATTCAAAAACTTCGATAGGCCAAAGGCTTTTGAATCGACGACCAGCGTCAAGCATGTCTTTTAGCGAACATTGTGTTCTGTAAAACTCGCCAACTTTATAGTGCATGCCACGCGGGGTTATCGCTCTAACTGAGATGACGAAAGGATCTGTGTAACCCCAATCTATACCCCCAAAGTAGCGCGTTCCATCGGGAAGTTTGAAAGGCTCACATTCATGAACGTCTTGCTTGAAACAGTCATAAACCAGACCGTCAGCTTTTTCGAACGAGCCACCGTAGATCATGTTAAACCGCCGAGGATCCATCGTTCGCCGTCGAGCTTCGTATTCATTAGCCGGAAAATATGGGTTCTCGTTACTAGTCGCTTGAATTAATTGGCAAAGCTCACGAATATATGGGTCTTTTTTCTGATATTTGCGAATAAAATCCGTGTAAAGCCAGTTAAGTGAATAAGGAGACGTAACGATCGTAATAGGAGCTTCTTTGATCGAAGCGCGAGCTTGAATATTGTCCCAAAAATATCGAGAATACAACCCAGCTTCATCACAAAGAACGTGGCGAACGTTAGTAATACCAACCACAGAATCAGGATTTTGACCAGTCCGAAACCAAACCTTTCCGCCTCCATGAATATGAAAGCAGTAGTTTTGTTTGTCGAGACGACCAACATCGCCGTTTAATTGCATAAATGGAGGAAGTGTTGACTGGGCAAGTATTTTATATGAAGGACTGCAAACCAAGAAATTATCGTCGGGACTTCGATATTTGTGCATATTCAACTTTAACCTGACCACACCAACAATGGTTTTTCCCCATTGTATGCCTGTCCCTGCGATAGTGATACGTTTTTTAGAAAATAATACTGTGCTTTGTTTTTCGCTGTGGGCTTTGAAATTCAATAGAAAGTTCCGTTTTTTTCTTCAACGTGATGAAGTTGAATCGAGGATCCTGTAGGAACGATTGAACGGCACGAATGACCTTCAATCTGCTGCCAGTCTTTTGCGTCAATTCTGCAAGGATCACGGGATTTTACGCGATAAGAACCATAATTATTGCCATATATAAACTTATCGCCTGGATGTATCATCTGTGTTGCAACCAAACGCCGATTATGCATTTGTTTCATATCACCTTCAGAATGATTTTCGGTCCAAGCGCGGAATTTATCGACTTTCAAACGGTCCACCATGCGTTTGAAATCAGTCCACGTTAACGAATGATCAGCATCGGGAGTTTTCATTTCCCTTAATTTGAAATGTTTTTCAAGGACACTGCATTTAAAAACATGCTTTGCCACCCATGGAGCGTTATAGATGTCTAAAGAATGATCAGAGAAGCCTACGCTTTTACCAAAACGATCTCGCAAATAATCCAAATAGGTAAGATCGTGCTCGACGGACGGATAAGCAGCAACACAATACATAACGCAGACATTTCTTGTCTTCGATTGAAGAATTGAGATACTCTCTCCCAAGTCGTTGATACCAACGCTCCCTGTCGATATTATGCTAGGTTTCTCTGTGTTTGCTATTCTCCTTAACATCCTTGTATAGGTATTATCCGAACTCGCTATCTTCCATGTCTTCACATAATCGTTTAAAAAACTGATATCGTCTTCATGAAATGGAGTTACCATGAAATCGATATCACAATGTTTGGATTTGTTATGAAGTTGTACGATTTGCTGTTTTGTTAATACACCCGACATATTTCCTTTACAACCATAAAGCTTCTCGTGATCATAAAATTGAAACTTAACTGCATTAGCACCAGCCTTTTTCGCATAATAAATCGATTCAAAAAGATCGTCTTCTTTTTCCCAATTACTGCCTACATCAGCGATTATGTACATTAATTAACCTCATTCATTATCAACCAATATTAAATCGAACGTGCAAATCCCATTGGTCCCTGCGCCAGCACCTAAAGCTGAAGCCCAGATGTCAGTTTTTTCTGGCAGCTTGACTGGCACGTCCCAATCACGACCTAAATGATCCACAACGCCAGAAAAATATTCGATTAGTCTTTTCACTCCATATGGAGCGCTAACCGTATCCGCGTTAAACCTGCGCCACAGATAAAAATCGGATGCCTTGTTTCCTGACGCTTGAAACGTCACGTGAATCAAATATCCCGTTTTTCCTGCTGGTATTGTGTATCGGGCAACATTTGATTGTCCAACAGGAGCTGGAGAAGCAGGCATGTAGATTTGTGTAGCTCCTCCGCTCGATATTCTAATTGTGAGATTGCCAATATGTGAGCCTGCTGTCGTCGTCGCGTATGTTCCTGACGTAGCAACGTAGGCCCGATGAACTCTTATAAACGTTTGAGTAGTAGCCGTGCTAGCTGATGTGCCATTCATCGTAATGGTCGCCTCACAAGGCTCAAAATTAGCGTCTAAACCCTGAACTACAACGGTTCTGGCTCCTGTGCCAGCTGCGGCATCATTTGAACTCGATGATATCGCCTCAAGCGTCACCGCACTAGTTAGCCAAGCGTAAACGGCAGGAGTAGCCAGGTCGTTGACATCAACCATTGACGTTGTATAATTCAACACGCGACCAAATTTATTCACATAGCTAAAACCGTTGTTAACGCCTTCAGCAAGCGAAAAGTAATGCTTTGTATGCTGCTCAAAAGCTAGTTGGCTCGTATTGCTGTTCGGCTGCCAAAACTTATCACGTTCAAGGTCGCCTATGTTTCTACTCATCTTTTTTTTCCTCTATTTCTTCAATTTGCTCCACCCCAACAGTCACTTCTTTCTTTCCATCATGAGATTCGATGACAAATGGCTTCACAAGTTTAATTTCTTTCTCTTCGGTGACTTTACCAATCATTCGGTCAAGAATAAAATT